TACAAAGAAAGTCCTGTAGAAACCATACAATATATGTTGACACAAGCCCAAGCTTCAGGGCATAATGTAGATGCAATACTTCATGGTGCTGGTGGTACGAATATGGATGCCATACAGCAAATGCTTGATACAGCGTTAAAACCGTTAGTTGCAGAGCATACAGAGAGGGCAGACACACAAGCTGCAAATGATCGAGCACTAGGGATTTATAACGAATTTAGTACAAAATATCCCGATGCTGCTGTACATGAAACCTCTCTCGCCCGACTTCTTAAAGACGATCCTAATCTGTCTCCAGAAGCCGCGTATTTAAAACTCCAGAACTGGTATCTACACAATAACCTAAACTGGACGAAGTCCATAGAAACCTTAAAGCGAGAAGCTAATGCAGCTGAAGCAAATGGTTCTCGCGCAAGTACGCAACAACAGTTACCTGAAGGCGGGACTTCTCCTGCTAATGTCACAAATAAGGCGCAGGTAGCCGATGTAAATACTTCTACGGGTGACATCATCAAAGATGCCATGCGTGAAGCTGGAATACAAATTTAGGAGAGTTAAATGGCGAGTACCCCTATCGCCACAGTCTTAGAGTCAACTCTTACTCGTTCACGTAAGAAGCTAATTCTTGCTTCTATTAAGTCTAATGCTCTTATGGCTTGGGCTTTTGCTAACAATCGAGTTGAATTTGAGGATGGTGGCCATGATATTACGAACCCGTTGACGTTGGGGCGTAATCCTAACATTACTTCTTATGAATACTATGACGAACAGCCCATCGCTCAGACTAACGAGTTCGACACTGTTACATATAATTGGGCGCGTGTTGCTGGTTCTGTAGTGATTTCTGATCAAGAAGAAGATGAGAACCAAGGCGCGGCTCAAATCTTTAAGTTGATGAAGGCTAAAATCGACGTTCTTGAAGAAAGCATTAAAGAGAAGTTTAGTGAATATCTCTACGCTTCTGGTGCTGGCACTGACCCCCAAGGTCTTGGATTGCTTATTCCTGATGATCCAACTACAGGTACAGTTGGTAATATTAACCGTGCTAATGAAAGTCAATGGCGCACTAGTACCTATGATTTCAATGGCAACCTTGATAGCACTAACATCGAAGAGGCCTTCGACGATATCTTAATGGACTTGACACTTAAAGGTGACAAGCCCGATGTTATCCTTACTGGCCGTAATTTGTATCGGCACTATCGTACGGCGGTACGAGATAAGGTAGTCATTAACCTATCAGAATCTAACTCTGGTAAGAAGATGATGGACTTGGGTTTCTCTGGTGTTAAGCATCAGAACATTCCAATGATGTACGATGAAGACTGTCCTGTTAATAAAGCATTCTTCATTAATAGTAAGTTCCTTCGTCTACATATCCTCAAGCATGTCAATATGAAGGTTAAGGAGTTAGTTGCTCCTTGGACTATTGATGCTCATGGTCGCAGGATAGTTTGGCAAGGACAATGGTGCTTATGGAAAGCATTCCGTACACATGCTGTCCTCATAAACTCGTAAACATCTAATAAAGGAGAGAAGGGGATGGACCAAATCATTAAGCCACGTTTTGAAATACATAAGATCGAAGGAAAGCGAATGAGGCCGGTTGTCACCTCTAAAGTTAAGTTAGATAAAAAGGGGGAACCTGTCTTAAACAAGGAAGGTAATAAAATCTTACTTGGTGGCTTTGATCATACAGAGATTGAAGTAGACGCTGGATGGGATGTTTACTTTCCTTGTGGTTCGCATGTACATATTTGGACTCAAGAAGAGATGGAACGTCAGGGCTTCTTACAAAATCCGACTTTAGTTAATATGGAAACTGGAGATGAGGTTGGCCCAATGGCTGATACCAGTTTCAAAGCTAGAGCCGAGCAAGTAGCCAATCGTGGCAAATCTTCTAAAGTAGCACAAACTTAAAGGTAAAGGAAAAGGTTATGTCGAAAGTCAATGCCGACAACTTCCCTCGTAGCATTAGTCAGTATGTTCCGAACATGGAATTTGCTGCGGATGTTGTAGGAGATGAACACATTGCTTATCTTGGTACTCCTGCTGCATTAGATGCAGATGGTATCTGGGATGGTGTTACCGCTGATGCAAGTGAAAACACTTATACAAGTGCTGACTTCAAAAGCACATTCGATGGAAGTTCTACTTCTTTAACTTCCACTGCTGGTAAGATGGATGCGGCTTATGGTCGTTGTCTTACTGCAACTGGTTCTGCTGGTTCTAATCATGTATGCACGGTTCACGGTCGTGACTACCTTGGTCAGATGATGCAGGAAGATATAACTCTCTCAGGCACAACTGTTATCTTTGGTAACAAAGCGTTTAAGTACGTGGATAAAATGGTAATTGCGGCTGGAGCGGGTGGTGATACTTGTGACATTGGCTGGTATGATCGTCTTGGTCTTCCCTATAAAGCAGAGAAGGTTGTTGGCTATACCGAAGATGACTCATCGTTACCACATGATCCTGTAGAAGTTTTCGTGGAAGTAGATGCAGTTCGTTATGCTTCTGGTGCTGATGTCGTTGTAGCTGCTCCGGTTTCTGGACAGATTACTGGCGTCAACTCAGTTATAACAACTGCTACTACTGGTGTCCAAACTTCTACTGTAGTAGTTGGTACTACCGACGTTGAAGGCTTGTCGTTAGTCATCGCTAGTAGCGGATCGGTTGCTGATCTGGATAGTGATACAGCCACCACGGATGATGACCAGACCACAAGTACTGTTGCTAAATTCGGTGCTATGGGCATCAGTGGTGATGGAACACCTTCTGGTGGGGCGGCTAACTATACAGTTACAATTGAGCCAATTTGCTTTGTAGCTGGTGATGACACCGCAACCCAGACAGCCACAACCGAAGACACTCGTGGAACTGTTAGAGTGACAAACGCTTGTGATGGTAGTATATCCTATGAAGTCCGTTGTAAAGTAGATACTGCTGATCTTCACGGTATTGAACAATTTAACGGCTAAATAGGTAGGCCAGGGGATTTTCCCGTCCTCCCCTTCAATCCCCTGGCCGCTATTTATATTGAGATAGGGTCGGCGTATGGCTACATTAGCACAATTAATAGCACGATCAGCAGATCGACTTACAATGGTCGCTGGTACTGGTGTACAGGTGTATGCAGAAGACCGACTTGGAGAAATGATCCAACACAAGTTCGATGTATTATTTAAAGAGGTCTTTTGGCCTCAATTTTGTACTTGGTATACATGGACACTAGATGGGACATTAGGTGTTGTTACAACTGACCTTACTGATATCTTGAAACAATTTGATGATATTCAAGTCATCTTCCCTGAGAACTCCAATACATCCTTAACTAAATTATCCAATTTAACGACTAATCCTTTTACATTGGCAGGAACTACTCCTATACATTATGGAGCGTTAGGACCAACAGAGACAAATAAGATTACAAGAGTATTTAATGTATGGCCTAAAACAGCAACAGGAGATATTACTGTTCGTGTTAGGACCGAGCCAGATACATTCGTGCTTACAGATGAAGTTGACTTTGATGATCAAGCCTTAATCCTTGGTACAGTATTTGATTACTTAGAAGACGATGGTACTAACCCCAATGCTACACAGAAGTTCCAATTCTTGTTTGAAGCAAGAGTTAAACAATTGAAGAAGGAATTTGATAGTGGTCCGATTAGTCTTGATCCTGTAACAGCGATACCAGCAACATCCAGCTTCGTGGAGTTACCATAATGGGAATATTAGAAGAGTTACTCGGGCCACAACCTCCTACTCCTACAATGGTAAAGAAGCTACTTGGATTAGGACAAGAAGAGTAAAGTAAATGGCTGACGAAGAACTGATCATTGACATTCCAGAGAAGGATGAATCAAAAGCAGTTAAGAAGAAGAGATCAAGTCCTTTCAAACAAAGTGTGGCTAGTGTTGCTGATTTGTTTACTGACCTTCCTAATATTGGAGGATTACTTGCTGCTGGTGCAGAGACAGGGATAAGCTACTTAACTGATCCTAGTGATAAATCATTTATCGAGCGGTTTGTTGAAGCTTCATCTTCTGGTATCGACAAGACTTTATTTGATGCAGCTCATGCAGGAAGAACGGCTACTAACAAATTCCTTGGCATCTCTGAACCACAGTCTGCAAAAGACATCCTTGCTCGTAACTCTGCTTTATTCCTCCCTATACCTGGATTACGCTTAGCTAAAGGGGCAAGTAGACTTGCTAAGATAGCTAGAGGCACAACGGATGTGCTACTCCCTACTGTCAAACATGGTCCATTGCCAAACATGATTGGCCGTGGACTTGTACAAGGCGATATTGGCCTTGGCATTGACCAAGGTCTTCGTGCTCTCTCAGATGATCCAGAGAAGTTACCTTTACTATTCTCAGATATGGAAGAAACAAACGAAATTGTAAATAGACCTCCTTCTCCACTTCTTCGAACCCTTCAAGAGCAAATGAACTCAGGCAAATAATGGTGGAAGTATAATAATGGCAAATGCAAGGTTAGTAAGAGAAGCGTTACTTAGATTGTTGGAGGCTAAGGAAGGTAATAGTATTAGGCAAGAAGCCGCTAAAAATGCTAATGAGTTTAATGATGCTGGTCAAGCAGCTATCGCTAATAGTCAATACGCCGAAGAGGGTTTAAAAAGGGCTAGACAACAAGCACGAGAGGTTCAAGGCATTGATCCATTACAGAAGTTACCACTAACACCCTCTGGTACTCTTTCTCCAGAGAATAGGGCAGCACGAAGGAAATATGTTACTGGGGCTGAA